AGCGGCTATATACACAGAATAAACTATATGTAGTGTATAATTACACTCCTATGGGCATCTTTTCGCGTAAGCCGCAAATCTTAGAGGCGCAAGCAGCTCCTCAAGTCATGGGTGAGAACCTTCCATCCATCTACAGCTCGTTTACTTTGCGCGTTTCACGCAAGGATGCAATGAGCGTTCCGGCAGTAGCCAGAGCCCGTAACCTTATCTGTGGCACAGTTGCTTCTATCCCGCTTGAGTATTACAGCAAGAAGACAGGCGAAGTAATCGCAGCCCCTAAATGGATTAACCAACTTTCAGGAAACCAACCTTCATTCGTTACCCTTACTTGGTGCGTTGATAGCCTCTTGTTCTACGGCATGGCTTATCTTCGTGTTACAGAACGCTACGCAGAAGATGGCAGACCTTCCCAGTTCGAGTGGATTGCTAACTCACGCGTTACCTTCACAACTGATCTAGAAGGCATTTACGTCACCCAGTATTATGTTGATGCTGCTCCTATCAGCATGAACGACATTGTCACTATTCAAGGATTCGATGAGGGCGTGTTAGAACGCGCTGGTCGCACTATCCAGTCAGCGATTGACATCAACAAGGCTGCTGCTATTGCATCTGCAACCCCAATGTCTAGCGGCATCTTGAAGAACACAGGCGCAGATTTACCGCCTACAGAAGTCTCTGGGTTGCTAGCTGCGTGGAAGCGTAGCCGCCAAAATAACTCGACTGCCTATCTCACTAGCACCCTAGAGTTCCAGTCCACACAGTTCTCACCAAAAGACATGATGTATAACGAGGCTATTCAGAACCTCGCAACTGAAATTGCTCGCGCCATGAACGTGCCAGCGTATTATCTTTCTGCGGATCAGAATACAACTATGACTTATGCCAATGTGCAGGATGAGCGTAAGCAGTTCTACGCGCTAAGCATCGAGCCTTACATTCAAGCTATTCAGGCACGTTTATCTATGGATGACATCTCTACATCTGGTCATGAAGTGCGCTTTGCAGTCTTTGACACATTCCTCAAGAATGACCCATTGGTCGAGTTGCAGGTACTTGAGAAGCTCTTAACTCTTGGAATGATTACTCCAGAACAAGCCATGGAAATGTCAGATTTAACTCCTAACGGAAGCGAAGGAATCAGTTAATGGAAATGCTATATATCGAGGCAGCCTCTATTGAGTGCAGCGAAGAACGCCGAGAAATCAGCGGCAAAATTGTGCCTATGGGTACAGGCGAAGTCGGCAACACTAATCTCGGTGGAGTTGTATTCGAGGCTGGTTCTATCGACATTGAAGATCCGTCAAAAATTAAACTGCTTAGCCAGCACGACATGAAGAAGCCAGTGGGTCGCATGGTTACAGCCACAGTAAGACCAGACGGCATCTACGCCACATTCAAGTTGTCACGCTCTACAGGTGGCAACGATGCGCTCGTTATGGCGCAAGAAGGACTTGTCTGCGGACTTTCAATCGGTGCAGAAATTATCGCATCAGCACCCTCACGCGATGGACACACAGTTGTCACAGCCGCGAAATTAAAAGAAGTTTCTTTGGTGACTGAACCGGCATTTAAGTCGGCTCAGGTGCTAGAGATCGCAGCAGAGGAAGTCACCCCTGCTGAACCAACAACAGAAAGCGAGCCAACAGTCGTGGAAGAAACCACAACTCCGGTAGAAGCTCCAGCAGTTGAAGCAGCGGCAGTAGAAGCGGCTCGCCCAACAGTTGCAGCATCTCACTACACAAAAGAGCGCACAGCTCCAATCACATCAGCACAGTATCTCGAAGCATCTATGAAGGCAGCCCTCGGAGACGATGAAGCCCGCCGCACAGTACGCGCCGCAGATGACAGTACTTCTACAAATACTGGTCTGACTTTGCCATCCCACCTCAACACTTTCATTACAGATACCTTCACAGGTCGCCCAGCATTTGAGGCTGCAACACGCGGTTCACTTGCAGGCATTGACGGAATGTCATTCACAGTTCCACGCCTTTACACAAACGCATCAACACCAGACGTTGCACCAACAGTTGCTGACACAAACGAAGGTGCAGCACCATCAGAAACAGGTATGACATCTGCGTATGACACTATCTCAATCGAGAAGTTCTCGGGGCTACAGCGCGTATCATTCGAGCTTGTAGATCGCTCATCACCTGCGTTCATGGAACTCATGATGGCAGAACTTCGCAAGGCATACGAGAAGGCTACAGACGCAGCACTTCTAGCAGCGTTCGTTGCTAACGGAACAACAGCAGCAACAACAGCAGCAACAGCAGCAGGACTCCAATCCTTTATCTCTGTAGAAGGCGCAGCCGCATACAAGGGTACAGGCGGAGACTTCGCTAACAAGCTCGTTGCATCAACAGACCAGTGGGCAGCAATCGCAGGATACGCTGACACAACAGGTCGCGCACTTTATTCAGCACAAGGCGCAACACAGAACGCATCAGGCAACGCAGTAGCGACTTCAGTCGTTGGTGGCGTACTTGGTACAGACCTCATCGTTGATCACAACATCTCAACATCAGGCATCGTAGATAACTCTGCGTTCCTCGTTGCTCCAGCATCTGTCTACACATGGGAATCACCAACAACCCAGCTTCGCGTAAACGTTCTAACATCTGGCGAGATTGAAATCAATCTCTACGGATACCTCGCCATCTACCTTGCTAAGTCAGGTAAGGGCGTTCGTAAGTTCAACCTTACATAATAGCAACACCCTAAGTCGCTAGGGGGGCTGCCAGAGCCCTTGCAGCTCCCCTAGTCTTTAGAAAGGTCAATATGTCTATCACAACAGTCGCAGAACTTCGTACAGCACTTGGCATCGGTACTCTTTACACCGATGCTGTCTTGCAGTCCGTCTGCGATGCTGCCGATAACGTTATGTTGCCTTTTCTATGGACTAACACGACTCCAGTAATCGGGCATAGCAACACAGCCACAACAGGCACTTCTTTCTTTCAAGACTATGTGCAAGATGTTTTCTACGTTGGTGAGACAGTAGTTCTTACAGGCTGCGGCTCAAAGCACAATGGCAGCAAGACCATTACTGGCGTTGGCGAGAAGTCAATTACTTATGCTATTTCTGGCAACAACAACACGCCTACTACTTACCACCCAATCAACCCATTTGGCACATTGTCAGCCGATACCTACGTTGATTACACAACCATCCCTGCTATTCAGGAAGCCAGTCTCATGATTGCTGTGGCAATCTGGCAAGCACGTCAAGCACCTACTGGACAAGGCGTATCTATTGACGGCTTTGCTCCAAGCCCTTACACGATGTCCAATCAGCTCATGGCTCGCGTTCGTGGCTTACTTGCACCTTACCTAAGCCCTAACTCTATGGTGGGCTGATGCCAGCGATAACTACCCTACGCTCTAGCATTGCAGCAGCTCTTACTGACAACACCAAGTGGTCAGTATTCTCCTACCCACCTGCAACACCTATTGCCAACAGCGTAATCGTCAGCCCTGCTGATCCGTATATTGTGCCTACCAATAATGACCGCACAAGCATCTCACCTCTAGCCAACTTTCAGATTTCTATCCTTGTGCCATTGCTTGACAATCAGGGAAACCTTGCTGGCATCGAGGATGACATAATCAAAGTCTTTCAGCTATTAGACGCATCTAGCATTGTCTTTAACGTAGGAAGCGTGAGCGCACCTGCTGTACTCAACCTGCCTACTGGAGACTTGCTGACCTGTAACGTGCAGATCAGCACTCTTACGGAATGGAGTTAAATCATGACCGATTTAGCGCAATGGGAAAAAGAGAACGAAGCCTTCCTGATTAAAATCGGTCAGGTTGCTTCTAAAGCAGAAACAAAACCAACAACTAAGAAAGACGAGGAATAACCTAAATGGCAGTATTTCTAAACAACTTGGTCGGCGTAAAGGTGAACTCCGTTGATCTTTCTGACCTAGTTCAATCAGTAACACTTAACCGCAGCTTTGAAGAACTTGATGTCACAGCGATGGGCGATTCTGGTCGCAAGGCAGTTAAGGGCTTGGAAGCATCATCAGTAACAATCGACTTCCTTAACGACACAGCAGCTACCAAGACATTGGCTACCCTTCAAGCTGCATGGGGTGCAAACGTAACAGTTGTACTTCTACAGACAAAGGGAACAGCAGTATCAGCGACAAACCCTCTTTACACAATGACCTGCCTAGTAAACAACACAACCGACATTAACGGCGCAGTTGGAGACATCGGCACACAGTCAGTAACTTGGAACGTCTCTGGTACAGTAGCAGTAACTACAACAGGCACATTCTAAGAAGGAGATAAAGGGCTATGGCAAAACTCAAAGTAACAAGGGCTGACGGACAAGTATCGGAGTACGAAATTACTCCACTCTTGGAGTACAGCTTTGAGAACTACGCCAAGAAGGGCTTTCATAAAGCCTTAATGGAAGACCAGAAGCAGTCAGACGTGTACTGGCTGTGCTGGGAAGCGATTAGACGTTCGGGTGAGACAGTCAAACCTTTTGGCGAGGACTTCCTTTCCACTCTTAAGAGTGTTGAGGTTCTAGAGTCCGACCCTTTAGGCTAGATCGGAACTCCGTCACCTATCTTGCAACTAGATTAAGTTACGAGTATGGAGTTCCGTTCAACACCATCGTGGAACTTTCTCCGATGGCTTTCAAGGCTCATATACAGGTATTAAAAGACATAGCGAAGGAGCGAAGCAATGCCAGTAAAGTTTCAAGGCGTAATCGCTTATCGTAAAGCCTTGCGACAGTTCGAGCCTGACCTAGCCAAAGAGACCACTAAGCAAATAGCTGCTTTCTTAAAGCCAGTAGTGCGCGATGCAAAAGGATTCATTCCTAGCAATGCAGAAGCACCTAGCGGGTGGCTACGCCGCCCTAATGCTAAAGGTCGCTGGGCTAATCGTTTCTTTGATTCTACTCAAGTCAAGCGCGGCATTACCTATAAGACCAGCCCTAGTAAAGCCAATCGCTCTGGCTTCAGGGCTTTGGCTTCTATCTTTAATAAATCTGCTGCTGGTGCTATCTATGAGACCGCAGGGCGTAAGTCTGGAATAACTGGCAACTTCACGCCTAAACTCGGTGGACAACTTAAAGGCGATAAGCAGAAGATGACAGGTCGAGCAATCTTTAGAGCTTTCGAGGAAGATCAAGGCAAAGTCACAGCAGGAGTAATCAAGGCAATCGAAACTTCGGCTGCTAAGTTCAACGCAAAGGTGAAGAAGTAATGGCAGATTTAAGAGTCGATATTGCCGCCGAGTTCGTTGGCAGAAAAGCATTTAAGGAAGCCGATAACGCGGCGTTCAGATTAGACAAAACAATTAAGAAGCTGGGGCGCACCCTTGGCGTAACCCTTGGCGCATCTGCCATGATTGCTTACAGCAAGGCAGCAGTTAAAGCTTTCTCCGATGACGAAGCAGCAGCGCGCAGATTATCCAGCGCAGTTGATAACCTTGGGTTGTCTTTCTCAAAGGTACAAGTTGCCGACTTTATTTCTAACCTAGAACGCACAGCCGCCATTGCAGATGACGTGCTACGCCCAGCCTTCCAGTCTTTGCTGAACATAACTGGATCACTAACCAAGTCACAGGAATTGCTTAATAATGCCATCCAGATTAGCCGCGCATCAGGCGTGGATTTAGCCACAGTCACCAATGACCTTGGCAAAGGCTATGTAGGCATTACTCGCGGGCTTATCAAGTACAACACAGGACTTACAAGAGCAGAGCTACAGACCAAGAGCTTTAACGAGATTCTAGGCATCATGCTGGCAAAGTCAGCAGGAGCAGCACAGGACTATCTCACCACTACTTCATACAAGATGGATGTCCTTACCCTTGCTTCACAAAATGCCAAGGAGACAATCGGTAAAGGTCTAGTTGATGCCTTTGCTCGAATCGGTGGTGGCACAGAAGCCAGCGATGCAGCCAAAGCAATAGACAACATTGCTAAGGCTGTGAACGGGGTCACACTTGTATTAGGCACAGCCATTGGCTTGGTCAATAAGTTTAGACAGGGCTACACCAATTTTCTTATGGATCCGCTAGGCACAGGCTTTGGTGCAGGTGGCACATCGACTGGTCGTTCAGCTTCTCCAGCAGGTACAGCAGTCCGTATGCGCCAGCAACGCGATGCAGAAGCGGCTGCCGCTAAGCGAGCAAAGGAATTGGCTAATCTAAGTAAGAAGCAAGTTGCAGCACAGAAGGCTTTGACAGCAGAGCAGAAAAAGCAAAACAGCCTTAAGAAGTCTGCCACAGTTTTTGACCAAGACCAGATTCAACTGATCGCAGCTCTTAAGGGCAAGTTATCTGACGAAGATAGAAAGCGCGTTGAAGCGCAGCTTGCTCTACTTAACAACAACGATGCGTTAGCCACTAAACTCACCCGCGAGATTCTTATGGCGCAGGATGCGACAGGTGGCTTATATCGCTACTTCTTGACCATTGGTGATGCCAAGATTAAGAACCCGTTCGCGTTCCTCGATGAATGGCTAATTCAGTTCCAATCCAAGTTAAATGAACTTAAGTTCCCATCTATGCCTACAGCAGTAGCGGCAGCAGTAGCACCTACATCTGGTGTAGTGGTTGGCTTTACTCCAACGCCTATGAACCCAATTCCTACAGCAGGACCAATCCAAGGTCCACAGATTCCATCTACCAACGCCAGCGCATTTAGCGGCACAATCCCTACAGGTAACTTTACCTATGGACAAGGCAACCCGCTTAATACAAATGTGTACGTCACAGTCCAAGGATCAGTTACAACCGAGGAAGATTTAGTCTCCAAGATAGCAAGCGGCTTACAGCAGAAGTCCTTGTCCACAGGCGATAGTTCCTACATCAACCGCAGAACAGGCGGCTTTGCTGGATGAGCCTACCTGCACAGATAGCAGTCTCCTTTGACTTTAGCTCTGGTGCTACTTTCGGTACGGGCTTCGTCATCGGCTCACCTGATAACGGCGTAATTGGCGTTAATTCATTCGGCTCATCTGATGTCATCATTCCTACAGTTGATTTAACTCCTGACGTGTATAGCATTTCAATCAGGCGTGGTCGCAACATCATGAAAGACCAATACGATGCAGGTACGGCTATCGTGCGTGTCCTCGACCCGCTTGGCTATTTCAACCCACAGAACCCAGCCAGTCCTTACTACGGCTATCTAGTGCCATTGCGTAAGCTGCGTGTCTCTGCCACTACAGCCACGGCAGACCACTTCCTATTCTCTGGCTATGTCAATGACTACAAGTATTACTTCCCTACAGGGCAAGAGACAGCCTATGTAGATATTCTCTGCACAGATGGCTTCCGCCTATTGCAGATGTCCCAGATTCAGACAGTAGCCGATTCAAGTGCAGGTCAGACCACAGGCACACGCCTTAACAAGATTCTCGATGACGTGCAGTTCCCTAACTCAATGCGGCAGATAGCAACAGGCGATGCCACCTGCCTTGCTGATCCTGCAACAGTTCGCATTACCCTTGATGCCATTAAGAATGTGGAGTTCTCGGAAGGGCTTGGAGCGTTCTATATGAGCCCAGACGGGACAGCAGTCTTTAAGTCTCGTAGTGAGGTTACAGGCACTCTAGGAAATACAGCAGTTGAGTTCAACCAAACCACAGGTATCCCATACAAGCAGCTTAAGTATGCCTTTGATGACAAGCTGATCATTAACGATGTGAAGTTCAACCGCATCGGTGGCACAGTACAGAACGTGTTTAGCCAAGATTCGATTGACAAGTATTTCCCACACGCTTTGACTCAAGAGAACCTTGTAGCCGAGACCGATGCGCAGGTATTAGGCGCAGCGCAAAACTACGTCAATACTCGCAAAGAGACCACCATCCGCATTGACGAGATGACAGTTGATTTACTAGACCCAGCAGTTCCAACCGATACCCTTATTGGCTTGGATTACTTTGACAATCTAACTATTACGAATGTAACCCAAGAGGGGTCTACAATCGTTAAGACCTTGCAAGCACAGGGCTTTGCATGGGATATAACACCCAACAAGATGAGCGTGACGATTACGACCCTAGAACCTATAGTCGATGGATTCATCATCGGAAGTAGCACCTATGGTAAAATTGGCGAATCATCTTTAAGTTACTAGGAGCATAAATGGCAGCAGGATTAGGTTACAAGGAGTTTGCAACAGGAGACGTGCTTACGGCTGCTGCCGCTAATGGCTACCTAGCCTCACAAGTAGTAATGGTCTTTGCGGATGCGGCAGCTCGTACAGCCGCTATCACAAGCCCGCAAGAGGGCATGATTTCTTACCTCAAAGATACGAACGCAACCCAGTATTATTCGGGATCAGCATGGGTATCAGTTGGCGGCTCTAGCCCGTTAACTACTAAGGGCGACCTTTATACCTATAGCACAACAGATGCCCGCCTTGGCGTAGGCACTAACGGACAAGTCTTGACAGCAGATTCAACAGCAGCAACGGGTCTAAAATGGGCTACAGCAGCAGCTGGCTCAACCTTTACTGGAGCTTCCGCATATAAAAGTGCCAATCAAAGTATTAGCAACAATACGACAACCTCTGTCACTTTCAATACAGAAAACTTTGATACTGATGGTTTTCATGATAATGCAAGCAATACAAGTCGATTCACAGTGCCTACTGGCAAAGGTGGATATTATCTTGTAAATGGCTCAATTACTTTTGCTGCAAATGCCACAGGCGCACGAGCCGTTTATGTATACAAAAATGGCGCAATAGCAAATTACACTGTTCAGACAGGCGCAATTGCTTCAATTTTTTCTATAATAAACTTTAATTTTACAATCAAATTAGTTGCAACCGATTATGTTGAGATTTTTGTTTATCAGAGTTCAGGCGGGTCTTTAGACGTAGAATCTGGTGCGTCTTATACAACAGCAGCAGTCAATTTCTTAGGAGCATAAAATGTCATTATACGAAAAAATTGTAGAAGCATATCCAGAACTGACAGATGCTGATTTTGATCCAGCAGTAGGTTCTATTCTGCTTCGTAATGATGCAGACGGAGCAGGGGATTACATTGCAAAGTGGGAATATTCTAAGCCAATTCCAAGTGGTCTTAAATTAGGTAAATGACTCCTAAGTTATGCAAAGCGGGTCAGCAGTTGCGGTTGCAGGTCGATGATAGTTACCCAGACCGCGATAGAGCCTCGGATGGCTGGATCGGCAATCTCGCTCATTCACTTAATCCTTCTGACCACAATCCTGATGCAAAGGGCATCGTCAGAGCCATTGACATTGACAGGGATTTATCTGGGAAGGCAAAGCCCGACCTCATGCCATATCTTGCAGATCAGATACGACTTGCAGCAAAACGTGGAGATAAGAGAATCTCTTATGTCATCTTCGCAGGGCGCATTGCTTCCTCTCGCATGGGGTGGCGTTGGCGCAAGTATCGTGGACTTAATCCGCACGACAAGCATTGCCACATTTCTTTCACTAAGCAGGGCGATTCAGATGATTCGTTCTTTAATATCCCGATGATAGGCGGCAGCGTATGAACATGAAGCACCCAGCAATTATCTCTATTGGCGCGTTTTTAGCAGTCTGGGGTACTACCTCAAACTTTGCTCTGGACTATCGCGCAATCCTTGGCGCAGTTGTAGCGGGCGTATTCGGATACGCAACACCTAAGAAATGAGCGCAGCAGACCTCGCAGCTTGGGCTGTAGGAGTAGTCACAGTCCTAGGCGGCTTGGCTGCTTATACACAGTTCATGATTAAGCATTACCTTGCAGAGTTAAAGCCTAACGGCGGCTCATCTATCAAGGATCAAGTCTCTCGGCTTGAAGCGCGTGTCGATACGATAATTGAGTTGTTAGGTAAGTAACACTTAAGCCATGGCAAGGAAGCGACCAGTCATCGACCTCGATACTTACAGCGCGCTCGATGCTTATGCGATAGCACTTAACGAGTTCTATAAATCTTTACGCAAGGCAGGATTCTCGGAGACTCATGCTTTCTGGATTCTTTCAGATCGTGAAGCCTTTCCAGATTGGCTAATCCCTAACCTACCTAATCGCATCGATAATATCCCCTACGAAGATGAGGATGACGATTAAGAAGATCGTAATACTTTCAGACTTGCAGGTTCCCTTCGAGGACGTGCATGTCACTAGAAACATTGCCAAGTTCTTACAGACATTCAAGCCAGACCAGACAGTAACCATAGGCGATGAGATTGACTTCCAGACAATATCCAAGTGGTCTGAAGGCACTCCACAAGCTTATGAGCAAAGCCTTGGCGATGACCGAGACCGATGCGTAGAGCTGCTTTGGGAATTAAGCGTTACTGACTGTATCCGGTCTAACCACACAGATCGTCTCTATAACATCATCATGAAAAAGATTCCATCATTCCTATCCTTGCCAGAGCTTCGGTTCGAGAAGTTTATGAAGTTCGATGAACTAGGCATCACGTTTCATAAGAAGCCCATGCAACTGGCTACTGGCTGGTATGCAGTTCATGGAGATCACACTCCCATTAAGAATATGGGCGGAGCATCTGCCATGGAAGCAGCCCGCCGGATGGGCGTAAATATCGTCTCGGGTCATACGCACAGAGCGGGCAGGCAATCGTTCTCAGAGGCCATAGGAGGCCGAATGGGACGTGTTTTGCATGGAGTCGAGGTAGGCAACCTAATGGACTTCAAACAGGCCGCTTACACCAAAGGGTCGGCAAACTGGCAGCAATGTTTCGCCATAATGTATGTCCATAAAAAGAACGTTCAAGTCGATTTAATCTATATCGAGAAGAACGGCACCTTTATCGTAAATGGCAAGGTCTATGGACGGGTTCGCTAGCATCGCAATCCCAGACCTAGGGGATGAGTCTGTGGATAACTTCGTTATAAGACTGTTATCAAAATTGTCTTGTTGTTGGGTCAGATAGGCGTATTGTTCTTCTTGTAGCGGAGATACCGACTACAGAAGGGCTCAAAATGACTACAACACTAAACGCACTATATAACGTACTAGGTCTAAGCACAGAAGAATCACTTCGCATTATGGAGCTATGCGACACCACCCTCGATGGCTCAAAGTGGTCAGAGGCATCATTCACACAAATCATCCGCACCGCCGAGTCAGTATTGGCGGTGAAGTAATGAGCATCGACATGGCACTTATGGGAATGTTCAGCCTTGGCTCGCTGATTGGCTTTGCTATCGGTTACTCGAAGGGACACGAACACGGCAAGATTCAGGGCAAGATAAATGCCCGCCGCCTTATCAAGGCACAGACCCAGCATCAGGTTAGCCGATGAACGCACGTGACTACCTCAACGAAGCGAGAGCTACTATCCAAGACCGAGGACTTGATTACGGACACCCTAGCGACAATATGTCAAGGACAGCCGCACTCTGGGCTTCATACCTCGAAATGCCCATTACTGATTATCAGGTGGCGATGTGTATGGCATTGGTCAAAATCGCAAGAAGCATGGAAACTGCAAAGCCAGACACTTACATCGACCTTGCGGCGTACGTTGCCATAGCAGGGCAACTACATACCGAGGAGAACGATCTATATGTTTAATTTATCTGAATATCAGACTTGTGCTGAAAGACTGGAATTGTTTTGGAAGGAGCATCCAGATGGTCGCATTGACACGAAACTTATTGAGGCGAGTGCTACTCGCTTTATCGTTCAGGCTTTTATATACAGAACTGAAGTTGATCAACACCCTTGGGCTTCTGGGCTCGCAGAAGAAACGATTTCGGGTCGTGGAGTCAATGCTACTTCTGCTCTTGAGAACGCGGAAACTTCGGCTTTGGCGCGCAGTCTTGCTAATGCGGGCTACAGCCCTAAAGGAGACCCATCCAAAAGAGCAAGCCGCGAAGAAATGAACAAGGTTGCAGCAGCTAAAAATAATGAAACTTTGATTCAGCAAACCAAGGCGAAGATGGCACAGACAGCGACAGAATATGTCCCAGTACCAAAGGAAGATGATCCATGGGCAATACGACCAGCAGAGCCAGTTCAGACTATGGAAG